GAATACCGGCGTCGTAGTAGTTGCCGGAAACCTGCTTGCCGAGTGCGTCAGACTGGGAACCGATAGCCGCATAGGTGCTGTTCAGTTCCTTGATCTGGCCGCCACCAGCGTTAAGAAGGGCCTGGGCCATCTGGCCGCCCTCTTCGGGGCCAGCCTGGGCAAGTTCCGAAATGATGCCCTTACCGAGCCCGCGCTTCGCGAGGGTGGCGAGGTTCTTCCGGAAGTCCTTAATCCCCTTCAGCTTGGCCTTCAGGCGACCGATGATCGCGTTAGCCGAGTTGTCCCCGTACTGCGAAGTGTCAAGGGCCCCCATGAAAGAGCCGTAGTCCTTCGCCTTCGAGGTGATCGACGAAGCCATATCGGCTTTCGCCTTCTTCAGGTCTGCCAACTTCGTATTAGCAGCACTGAGCCGCTTCTGAACGGACTCCCGTTCCTTCGCAAGCTTCGTCAGCTTCTTGTTCTGCTTCGATATGTAGTCGTGAAGGCTATTGGCCTTCTTCTTCGAGATCCCCTTAGACTTGTAAGCCTTCGTGACCAGCTCATGAAGCTTCTTCGAGGTAGCGGCTACCTTCTTCGAGCCCCCGAGCATGCCCTTAACGAGACCTTCGGTAATCCACTTACCGATACCCGCCATGACCCTTGAAGGCGAGTGAATGCCCAGGGCCTTCTTAATCGGGCCAGGGATCTTGTCGACGATCGCCCTAGCGGCACTCATCACTTTACCGAGAGAGTTCCGAATACCGTTGACAATGCCCATAATGATGTTCTTACCGATGGAGAGCATTTCTCCAGGCAGCTTCGACAGGACCGCCTTCGCCTTGCCGGGAAGCTCCTTCACGGCAGAGACGACCGAAGAGAGCTTGTCCTTCACCGAGGTATAGAGCGACTTGAAGCCGCTCACGAAGAAGTTCTTCACGGCGCTCACGCCCGCGGACGCATAGCCCTTCAGCCTTCCCAGGGCGCCCGAGAACCACCCCGTAAGGCCGCTCCATATGCTCTTGAAGACAGAGCTAATGCCCTTCCACGCTAGGGACCAAAGCCCCTTCACGGCGTCGAGCCCGAGCTTCAGAACGGTCTTTATCGTGTTCCATACAGCCTTGAACACTCCGACTATGACGTTCCAGATACCCGAGAAGATTTGCTTGATACCCTGCCAAGCCTGGGACCAGTTACCGGTGAAGATGCCGATAAAGGTGTTGTAGATGCCTTGGATAATCGACAGAACGCCGCCGATTACCTGCCAGATGGCATCCCAAGCGACCTTCACATAGCTGATGATCGTGGCCCCGAAAGTCTGCCAAAGCCACTTCACGCCCTCGACGAACATCTGAATCTCAAGTTTGATGAAGTCGAGATAGGTCTTAAAGGTCGACCAGAGTTGCACTAGAACCGGTTGGGCCTTCGTCCAAAGCTCTTGAAAGAGCGGCATTAGCGTTGTCTTGAAGAACGCCACGAAGCCAGACAGGGCCGGTCCAACAACCTGCCAGATACCAGAGAGCTTCTGCCCGAGCTGGTCGAGCGCCGTACGGGCCGCGCCAGTCTCGAAGCTCGTCTTGATCTTCCCGCCGATCTCGCCGAGACCCTTCATGAAAGGGGCCGTGGCCTGGCCGATCTTGTCGAAGGTCGGGCCGAGCTTCGTACCCAATCCCTGAAATGCGGTAATGGCACTCGCCGCAGCACTGGTGAAGCCGTGTTCAATCTTTCGCTTGAACGTCTCGACCTTCGCCGCAGCGTTCTTGCTCATGGTGTCGGCCATCTGCTGAGCCGACCCCTTCACCTTGCCGAGGGAGTCGACCGCATGCTTCGGGTCAATCGAGTAAAGGGCCTTACCCAGGTCTTCGCTCTGCGTTCCAAAAAGGGCCGTAGCGGCGGCACTCTGCTTAACCGGGTCCTTCATGGCCCGAAGCTTGTCCATGGTTTCTTGAAGCGCGTCAGAGGCAGACTTACCGCCCTTGCCGATGCGCTTCGCCATCTCGCCAGCGTTCAGGCCAATACTCTTGAAGCCCGTTGCCGTGGTCGCGCTACCGTCAATGGCGCGAATCGAAAATTCCTTGATCGCATCGGCGACCAGGTCAGCGTCACGGGCACCGCCCTTAAGGCCCTGGGAAAGAATCCCGGTAGCGGTAGCGCCGTCAAGGCCCATCTTCCTGAACTGAGTTCCATACTCGTTCAGGGTGTCAAGGAAGTCTTCCGACTTGTCGACACCGTGAGTGAAACCCGAAGCGACAATATCGAGGGCTTCATTCGCGTTCTTCGCCAGGCCGTTTCGCATAAGGTTGGCGACGGCCCGCGTCGTTCCGCCTATGTCCTGGTCCATGACCTGAGAAACGGTCGCAACCTTGTTGGCAATCGGCTTGAAGTCGACCGAGTTGACCGACATGTTCAGGTCGTCGTGAACCCGCTTGACTATCTGGCCAGTCTCCGCCGTCGACTCGCCGAAGCCACTCACGTAAAGGTCACCGGCCAGTTTGCCGGCCGTGGCCGCATCCTTGCCCGTAAGGCCCATAGAAGCCGCGGTCTTCGCCCGGTTGGCTATCTCGTCTAGGCCGCTCTGAAAGGCCATGAGACCGGCCAGGGGCAGGGCGGCGGCCACCATGCCGCCCATACCGGCAAGCGCACCCTTCAGCTTGCCGAACTTCCCGCCCATTCCCTCGACCTGGGAACCGGCGCTTTCGGACGTGTCAGCGAGACCCTGAATCGCGTTCTCGGCAGAATCAGCGTTGCCCACAATGACAACGCGAAGCGTCCTCGAATCCGCCATTACTAAGACTCCCGACTAGCGTTGAATTCGTTCATGTACTCGCAAAACGCGCGATACTCGGCCGCTGTAAGGCCGCGCACTTCGCCGGGAGTCATGCGGTAAAAGCGGCAGAACGCTGCCCGGTCCTTTAGGCGTTCTGCGCGTCGTCGTTTCCCGGGCCGTCCTCGGTGCCGACCAGCTCAAGAGCGAAGCCCGGATTCTCGGCACGCTGCGTAATCCAGATAAGGGCCTTCAGGGCCTTAGTCGGGATCTTCGTCTCAAGCTCGGGGCGGCCCTTCTCGTCGAGAACCTTCTTTCCATCCGCGCCGATAACCGGCCGAGGGGAAAGAACGTCATAGATAGCGGCGCCCACAACCTCTTCAAAGTCTTCGAGGTCGCCAATGGTGAGAACGTCAGGGTCAATGCGAAGAGAGATAGTCTCAGGGGTGCTCATTCTGGAAATGCCTCCGACATCATGTGTTCGATCTTGTCCATGTATTCGCGGATCAGGACAGGGCCCTTTTCGCGAATCGAGGGGTGCAGGAAGTAGCCCGGTCCGCCTTCCCAGCCGTTGAACTGGTTTCCTCGCCAGGGCTTGAAGCCTCGGGCGACAACGCCATTACGGGTGAGCTTCTTAGCGCCGAATTCGGCGCCCAGGGCGTACGGCTTACGGGCCGTACCAAGACGTACCGCCGCATAGTTCTGTGTCTTCGTCGCGCGAAGAGAATTGGCCGCGGCTCTCTGCTGTCGAGAAAGGCCGTTGGCCTTCTCTTTCGCGGCCTGAGTCAGCTTGTCGGCAACGTCAAAGTTCGCCTGCTTAACCTCTTGCTTCATGCCGTCAGCACCAGCACGCGCAAGAGCGCGGGTGAACTGGGCTAGACCCTCGACATTCGCGTAAATGCCTTCAGTGGGCATAGCCCAGCCCTCCCAATGCTTGATTCCAAATACTAGGTTCAGGCCAAAAAAATTGGGCCTGGGTTACTGAAGGGCCTTATAGGTGACCGTCACCGGGGACGCGGTACCGTCCGTGAGCGCGATACCGGAAAGGTCCTGAGAGACAACGTCCATGCCGCCCACGGACACCGGGCCTTCGTCGAAGCGAGCGAAGGGCATCTGAACCTTGAACTGGGAGTTGTCCGGCCCATCCCAAAGAACCGTGATGTCAGCGACAGCGCCACTCGCGATAGCGGACGCGACACGGTTGATCTGAGTCGTGCCGCCGAACTCACCCTTAATCGACCACTCGTACTTTCGAAGGTCCGACTCCAGCGGCTCACTCTTCTTACCGGTGTTCCGAATGAAGTACCGGTCATCCTTCAGGCCGTTACTGGCCTTCAGAGAGAAGTCATTGATCGTGAAGGCAGAACCGCCGACAGTGACCGTGCCACCAGCGAAGCTGAACAACTTCGTATTGGCGATGTAAGTAGGCGTAGCCGCCACATAGGCCCCGGTGCCGGCCCCGATGGTCTCCTTAGCGAAATCGCACGTCACAGAGAGCTTCAGAAGCTCATCAACCGCGTTCGTAAGTTCCCATTCCTTGACCTTGCCACCCTCGTACGTGAACGGGGTCAGGGTTCCGGTGTTGTCCACTCGGCCAACCTGAGCCGTAAAGCTCTTGCCGTTCAGGTCGCCCAGAGTTGCCGTGTGAGTGATAAAGCCACCCGCAGGGGCGCCCGAGGAGAGGCCGCCGAACATGTGCTTAAGCCAGAAGTCGAAGCCCGTGGAGAGGACTTCCATCTTTACGTCACCCTCGGCACCCTTCGGGTTGACCGCGAACCGGTCGCTTCGAAGAACGCGAGTATTCGCGCGGATTCCCTCGGAATCAATGCGCTCGTACTTGCCTTCAATGCCTTCATCGGTGAACTCGAAGAACTTCGTCGGGAGTACGGCAGTGCCGTAAACCGACTCGTCAATAACACCAATGTACTGATCAAAGATCGTGGCCATTACTTAGCCGTCTCCCTCTTCGCCTTTATCTCCTGCCACCCCTGGCGAATAAGAGCCTGGGCAACGTCCTCGGCAACCTCGATCGGGTCACCCTTTACGGCGGTAAGACCCAGCGAGGGAACCTCTACCGCCGCGTAAGGTCCGTCATAAGCAACGGTCTTCACTAAAGCCTCGCCTTCACACGAACAACGGCCTCGAACTGGCCTTCATAGACCTGATCCGAGGGGAAGCTTTGAAGCTTCTTAGGAACAAAGTCCGTCACGACG